AGCGCGGCGGCGCGGGCCTTACGAGCGATCATCGCGGCGAACAGCAGCATGCTCGCCGTGGATACGTGCGTCCTATCCGCCGTCGGCCATTCGAAAAATGCGTCGGCATCGCGCTCAATCAGCGCGTCAACGCGCGGTGTGGTGATCATCAGAAAGGCACTCCGTCCCATTGCCATTCGTCGCAGCCGGCCGCCTGCACGTCGTTCGGCGGCACGGCCTCGAACTTCGTGCAGTGCACGCCCTCGCTGTGCACGCAGTTCACACACGACGGCTTGATCGATTCAAGGCGTGCCAGCCCATCGCGCAATGCGGTGCGGTAGGCGACGAGTTCAGTGCGCGTCATAGAAAAGTTGTCCATCATCAAGAAATTCCGAATCGCCGCGATAGGCTGGATTACCCAATGCCTCAAGCTTGGCGAGACGTTCTGGCGTCTTCGTCAGATACCCGAGAAACTTCCCCTTGTGTTCGCGTCGAATGTGACGCGAGCCATCCTTGAACGTCTGCCAGGTCATATCGCCATCTTCGCCGGGGGCTGGCCCACCATCGTTCGGCACCACGCGCGCCCCGAAGTGCGCCTTGAATGCCTGCGTGATGTCGTCGCCGATGTTGCGAAAATCGCTCGCGTCGTGCAGCTCGCGGCTGTCGTAGTCGGGTTGCTCGAACGTCTTGCCTGTCAGCCGGTTGCGCCATTGCACGCGGTCGCCGCGCTCATCAGACTCGACGAGCTCGGCCACGCGATCCAGCAGCGCCGGGATGTAGCGGTGATCCGCGCACCCGTCGCGCTGCGCATCCTCCGGAATCTCGGCATCGAACCGCGCGCAATGCCACTTGCCGCCGGCAACGGGCGTCGAGTGCGCGCAGGAACGACACGTCACAGCGGGGCGAGCTTCGCCGTGGCACTGCGCGTGAAACGGGCAGAATCGGCACAGGTAGAAAGTGGCATCGTCGGATATTCTTGTCGGCGGCTCCTTCGCGCTGATGATCGATTGCGCTTTTGCCATGAGCCTGTCGAACTCGTCTTTGTCGAAATGCAGGCGTTCGGCGTATATCTCGTCGGTGTTCTTGTTCACCGCGACGTACACCATTCGATCCATGCCGGTGAGCCCGGCGTATGCCGTCATTTGCGCGTAGTGGACCGGCTTGCTTTGCTGCACTCCCTTTGCCTCAAGAGCACGAAAGGACTTCTCGTTGTGCGTCTTGAACTCAATTACGGCCCAGGTCTTGGGCGCGTCCGGGAACCCGCGCCCGGCAGCATCGAGCGAACCGCCGAAGTGCCCATCGCACGCCGAGACGCGCCATTGCTCGTCAGGTGTCGGCCCTTCCATCACTTCGCAGCCGATAGCCCGCAGGTCGGCGATGAGGCGCGATTCCTCGCGCTTGCCGGTATCGAACATGCGCCGGACGCGGCCAGGGAAAGCCTCCTGCCCGCACCAACGCCATTCGAGCCACAGGCGACGCGAGCACGACTCCCCGATGCGCGAGGCCCCGAGGTGCGCCCTCGGTGCCTCGCTCTTCTCGTAGGCCGCATAGATCGCGGCCACGATCGGGTGCGTCGTCACGTTGTCAGGCAACTTTGCCACTACGCAACCTTCTTCTGCCACGGCGGCGCAGCCTTCGCAGCGGCAGAGGCGGCCGGCTTCGCAGCGGCAGGGGCGGCCGGCTTCGATGCGGCGGGCTTGCTGCCTCCATCGGTCGGCGCGTAGCCCTTGATGCGGTTGCTGTCTTCGCCGTTGTCCTTGCGCTTCTCGATAGCCACGTCGATGTATAGCGGCTTGCCGTGCAGATCGATGCTGTCCGTCACGCGCATGACGCCCACGCTGTGACAGATCGCCGAGAGCTCCTGCTTGGCAATGCTGACGGCCGTCTCGTTCGCGTTGTCCAGGTTGAGCCGGGCCCATTGCTTGCGGCCCGCGAACTCGCCATCGAGCACGGTGAACTCCAGTTGCAGGTATTGCCCGTCGCCGGCCTTGGTCGGCTTCATCTCGCTGTCGGTGATCTCGGCGAGATAGCGGCCCTTCGGCAGCACGTCCATCGGGGCCAGCGGTTGCACGTCGGTTGCGTCGAATTGCAGTTCCATCGTTCGGTCCTTTCGGTCGGTTAAGCCGCTTCTGCGGCAGGGGTTACAGCAGCGGCGATCGCCGCTGACAGCGCATCCCACGACAGCGGGAGCGAGTCCGGCAGCGAATACCGATTCTTGGCGTAGAACGCCGGTTTCTCGGTCGTGTAGAGCAGGCGCTCGCCGGTCGTGATGCCACGGCGCACGTCCTTGTTGAACCCGACATCCTCGCGCCGCACGACGGTGCGGAAGTTGGCGAACAGCACCGCATCTGCCCATTCCTGCACGAGCGCGGATGACCGCTCCTGCAGCTTGGGTTGATACCGCTCATACGGCTCGGTCTCGGGCGAATCGAACCGCTTGATCTGGCAATGCGCCAGGAGGATCACGGCCATGCCGCGCTCGTTACGCAAGAGGTTCAACCCCTCCAACAGCACGCGCCAACGCTCGGCCACGATCACCGCGCCCTTGCCGTAGGCGAGCGCCTTGTCGTCATACTTCGCGTTCACGTCAGCCCAGATCATGTTGTCCAACCAATCGAGGCTGTCGATCACGACCGACTGATAGTCGTGCTCGTCGTTGTAGAGCGAGCCGATGGCGTCGAGCACGTCGCCCTCTGACTTGGCAAGCGGGAAGTGGTCGACCTCGAGCACGCCGAGCCCGTCCTCGGTCGGGATGAAAATCGGCTTTGGCGCGCCCGCCCCGAAGGTCGTCTTGCCGATGCCGTGAGGCGCGTAGAGCAGGATGCGCGGCGGCCCGAGCTCGCGATTCTTGACGATGGACTTCAGCGAGACAGCCATCATGCGCCCCTTTCGATCAGATCCACCGTGACGGCCGGGCGCGCGGGCTTCGTCTCGATCACAGCAGCGAGCTTCGCGTGCTCGGCGGGCAGGTACTCCTGCAACGCCCGCAGCTTCGGCAGCGCGACGGCAGCGGTCCAGCGGAACGCCTCCTGCGCCTTCGGCGGCAGCGTCTCCCACATCTCCTGCAGCTTCGGCGTGTTGACGCTGCGCGTCAGGCTGCGCTTGACTGCGATGCGGTAGTCGCCGACCTCGCACGAGATAGACCCTTCCAGAGCGTCGGTCGGCAGCATCTCGGCGATCTGGTCCTCGATCGCCCGGCGGCGCTCGATCAGCGCGCGTTCCTCGTCCTTCGCGAGCACGAGCGCGAGCGTGAGCGATTCCAACGTCGACGCCGGCTTGAGTTTTGCGATTGCGTTCATACGATCTCCTCCATAGCCGCACGCCAGCGAGGCGCGCGCGATTCACGATCCAAACACCAGACGCTGCCTCCGGGCCGCGATTGCATGTAGCGCACGGCGGCGAGCCACTGCGCGGCGAGGTACTCCGACTGCGGATAGACCGCGGCGGCGCGCGCTGGCGTGACGGGGACGGTGGCCGGTGGCGCGACGGCGCGCAGCTTGCGGGCGGGGGCAGTCACAGCACCCCCGCGACCATCAGCACCGCGACGACGATTGCGGCCAGCACGCACGTCCACAGCACGCAGCGGTCAGCTATCCAGTAGTAGTGGCTCATGGCGTCATCTCCGGCAAATCTAGCGCGCGATCCATCGCGGCCTCTTGCTTGCGGTGCTCGTCGAGCAGCGGTGCCAGACGCGCGCGCAGCGGATCGGGCAGATCGCGGGCGTGGCGCAGGATGCAGACGATTTGCACCGCGAGCAGGTCGCGCGCCGCGTGCGCGGCCTTGTACGCTTCCGCGTCGTAGCTCATGCCTCCCTCCTGACTTCGGCCGCGATCCTGCGAGCCGCTGGCCACCAGTCGCGCTCGTCGGCGTTGCAGACGAACGCCCGGAAGTCACCGAGGATCGTGTCGGCCAGCCCCTTCGCCTGCTGCACCAGGTGCGCCTCGCGCGGCAGGGCGCACAGGATCGCGGCGATCGTCCGCATCTCGATGCGCCCGGCCGCGTAGCTGTCGTCCAGCCATTCGACGAACTCCGGCGTGCAGTTGTCGATGTGCC